CCTGTAGTGTGATCTGACGCTACTGAAGCAACCGCTCCGCTACTGGGGGAGCTGGGGTTGCGATGCACTGCCGCTAAACCATTGGGTTTGCTTAAATACAATGTCTTGTTTATATCTATCGCGTTTAAAGAGTGTCCAGTATTCGCGGCAGTGTTTCCGGCACTAGCTGTGTCTATATCTAGGTCACCATCTTGTGTGCTGCCTTCATTAGAAAAGCCCTCGTACCACTCTAGAGCGTTACTCTTGATGTAGTGGTTGCCCTGAGTAACATCCGCGTCAGGGATGTCAAAAATCCGAATCCCTCTTCGCTGGTCGTATAGCTGGCAAGCGATTTTGTTATCAGAAGTAAAGGCTACACTTTGAGCATCGTTAACATTGTCGCCGTTGCGGATATCAACAACCGTCCCATCGTCTTTAATAATTGACACACCGCCACCAGTCGCTACGGCAATCGTTGGTGTTGGAAGGCCAGTAGCGTCGTCAATCGGAGCGTCAGGTAGGACGGTCACGGCTACGTCGTTTGACTGAACATCAACAACACCGGGACCATCTGAAGTAGTGCTTATATATCCGGGAGCAACACCACTGTTTCTTGCGGCAATGTCCTGCGGCCAAGGGCGGCGTCCATGTACAGCATTGATTTTTTGTGCGGTATCGTCCACAAACGAGACAACGAAGGGGCCATTCACACTGGTATTGCTAGTCGCTCCATTAGTAGTAACTGCCATAGTCCCGTTGAGCATAGCTACGGACGAAATGCCGCCACTGTCGCCAACCGTGATAATGCGATACCACCCTACATACGCCTCAAACACCATCCACATCGGAAGGGTGGGGCCGTCGCCGTCGTAGATTATGACTCTGTTAGCCTCAGCGACGATTACCGCTGTGCTCGGGAACTCTGCACGGCCACCACGGAACACTTCAGTCGTACCACTGCCAGCGTTTAACTTGTAGAAATTACCGTCTGTCGACCGTTGGTAGTAATCGCCTGTCTCGGTTGTTAGAGAGATAACCTCGCGGACGCTGACGTTGTCTACCGAACACGTGTCTCCCGCTGTTCGTTCATCAATCGAAATACCGAGATAAGTTGATGTGGCGGTAAATTGAAATACCGCAGTATCACCGCCATTTACCGTTGTAACCCCTTTAACTTGTGTGCCTCCCAGTGAAGTACCAAGAAAATATTGGAGGTTATCAGTGCCTACGTTCTCAATCGAAAATCTATATACGTTACCTACTACAAGATTAGTAATAGCTTGCTGTGCCCTACCAATGCCAGTGGTGTTAGTAATGTCTAAATAACCTGATGAGTTCCAAGCAATAGAACCCCCTGTTGCAGAAGCGTCAATCCAGTCATTTAGCGAACTAGCGTCGTCAAACGTCCCATTAGCCGCCAACTCAGAGCCGAGATTTGCGTAGGCGTTGCGGGCACTATCTTCGTCAGGGTGGATACCTAACCATTTACCAGCCAGTGGCTCGTTGTACCAGCTTGCATCTTGCGCCCGCTTGCGCCACGCCCCGCCGTCTGAGTCTTTTGTTGTATCATAAACGAACACGTCGACCGCAGTTGATGATGTGGTTACGTCTATGCCCTTAAGGTCAGCTACGGGTTGTGCTGTCGTAGACGCCTGATATACAGTGTTGGTGGCGTCTTTAATATCTTCGATTTCGCCGCTAGACGACAAGACACGAGCACTACGCGCACTAGCTTCAGAGTCACGGTCAGTCGCCAGATCTTTAAAGAAGTCCAGTCGCGTTTTGTTATCGGTAATCTCGTTTTTTAGGGTAGTGACCCGCGCGGTCAACGCCTGTACGTCAGCTTCGGCAGTCATTTAACTCTCCACAATAAGGCCGCCAGATGCAGCGATAACATCAGCAACAGCGGTAGTGTTTGAATCGACTCGTGTGAGTCCCTTGAATACAGAGCGGCCCGAGCCGGTACCGAGGTGAAGCAAGTCTGTGTCATCGTCATAGGCGAGTGCTTTTACTTCATTGTTTACTCCATACAGCGTACAGGCTGCATTCTCATGGAATAATTTGCGCTCATCGTTGTAGATCTTCTTGATCTGTTCAGCGGATGGTGCAGTGGCTGAGATGCGGATAAGTGCTGCTTTACCGTTTGTCCAGCTTGCACCTACTGGAACAGTATTTCTTCCACCAATAATTAGTGGCGGTGCGTTGCCTGTGCTTGTGTAGCTAATATTTCTGGCAGTTCCAGATGTCGTGGCCTCAAGGCTGCCCTGCATATACATCTCAAGAACGCCGCTTCTGCGAACAGCCGCAAAGAAATACCAAACCCCATCATTATTTCCCATCACTGTGGTAGATGTTACAGTTGTATTTGCATTGTTTTCGTATACATCAAATCTAAGGCTTTGGGTATTTTGCCAAACATTAAAACCCCAAAGATTACTAGACCCGTCACGGCCCTCCATGCGGTCGACAATCCAATCAGACGCAGCACTTTCTTTCACCCACCCCATCACGCAGAAGTCACCAGTACCAAAGTCGAGGTCACTGTTGTAGGGCTGCTGTAGGTAGTTAGTGGGACTAAAACCACTATAGCTAACCAACTCAGCGCCGGTTGCTACAGGGTCTTTAGTAATGGTGCCGTTACCTATGAGACTGTTTTGGTTATGCGAGCGGTCTGATTCTGCTTGTCGCACCGATATGTTATCTATTTGCAGTGTGCCAGTGTGATTGCCAATTCTTTGGAAGCCTATGACCCAATCATGGGCCGGAGGACTAAGGGTGGTTACGTTATAAGTGCCGTCTGCGGTGTAGTAAGTGCCTCCGTTGGTAGACATATTGCTCCCATTAGAGGGACGGATTAAACAAACGCGAACCCCGAAGTTTGCACTTGAGTTGCTAATTGTAAATGTGACGATGGCCTGCTTATCTTTTGGAAAATATGTTGTAGCACCAGAGTTGTATATAATTTCATTGGCGGTGCCATCAGCAACATTTAGAACGCCCCCAGAAACCGTAGAGTCGCCATCAGCAGTCCATTTAGTGGCATCGTCAAAACCGCCGTCCACTACATACTCAGTCCCTCCAACAAAATTCGTATCGTCGGTGTCAGCAAGGAAAGCACCTTTGATGTCGCCATTCATCCAACCTGTGTTGTAGGTGGAAGTGATGAAAGCAACCATGCCGTTATCTGGTGTTGTAGTATCTTCATGCCTAATTGAGGTAACAAAAGCACCTCCGGCCTCGATAGAAAAGGCGAAGGAACTACTAGAAAGCGGTTCAGAGGCTCGCCAATTCTGGGTCGATCCGATCCCAAGGTTTGGCCCTAAATCTTGTGTGCCATAGTTAGCGTCTAAATCGATTCCTGTCCCTGTAGTTTGGTTATTCGTTATTTCGGTGTCCGCAGTAAGGGTTGAAATATCTCGAATAACTCTCATTTTTGGGTAACTGTCGCCGGAACGAAAACCCTGAGAGAAGAATAGGGAAGAGCCGAAAAAGGATACGTCGAACACTTTGTTAATTGTGTTGTGTGAATTAGTGATGTCCCAGACGTTGCCATCATCCTTAATAACACTCACACCATCATCGGTAGCAACCGCTATGGTTGGCACAGGTAGCCCAGTAGTGTCGTCAATCGGAGCGTCGGGGAGGACGGTTATGGCTACGTCGTTGACGTTTGCGTCAATAATAGCAGGCAAGCCGTGAGTTGCTTTCGTACCTGCAATCACGTCTGTTAAAGGATTTGCCTGATAGCCAGTATTCCCTCCGTAAGAACTCCATCTTTGAGTGGCGGCATCTTCTACGAAACTAAATATGTAAAGGCCTCCTCCATTTGAAGGGGCTGTCGAACCATTTGCACCTAATAAAATCATTCCATTTTGTGCGGTGACGGAGGTGTTTCCATTATTTATCCAGATAGTGTCTGCTAGAGAGTTTCCGAAAGGCCTCACAGCACCAGTTAGAATGCTCCACATCGGCAAGCTAGGATCATCACCGTCGTAGATCGTAACCTTACTACTTTCTGCCACAATCACAGCAACCGCAGGGAACTTCTTAGTTGCGCCACGAGTGCTGGTGTTTAACGTCTCGTTGTACCAGCTAGTGTGTTGCGTTCGCTCTCTCCACGCGCCACCGTCTAAGTCTTTTGTTGTGTCGTAAATAAAGATATCTGCAATATCGTTGGTGACAATGCTGTCAGTCGCGCCTGCAGGCAAGCCTGCGTAAGATACTTGATCACTAGTAGCGCGTAAGTAGTAAGAAACAGAAGAGCGATGACCCAAAGCTTGGTCTTTGTAGCCCTCAGCGCTAGTCGCGTGAGCGGCGGCACTAGTCGCCTCATTATCAGCTGTTGTGGCCTTATCAGACAAAGACGACGAAGTTACATTTACCTCAGATAAAAGCTGAGTTGTAACCCGCGTAAGGGCTGCTACATCAGAGTCAAGACTCATCTGTTACTCCTTATGGGAATGTGTGGTGCTGCGAAACGATAGACTGAGTAGTCACTAGGTCAGCAGCGATGCCTGTAAGGCTTTCTTGAATCTCCGCGTACGTCGACAAATCCTGAAGGCCGGTAGCGCGCACTAGCAAAGTGCCGTTGTTTGTAGAGTTAAGCGTAGCCGCGATGCTAATAATATGGTCTTCTGAACCGGGCTTAGTGAGTGTCAGGCCACCGGCAGTCGCTGGATCAGCATAAAGAATAGAGCCTGCAGTGATTGTTGACGTGTTAAAACCCCGTACTTTACCGAGCGCCGTAACATATCCCCAAGCGTTGTTAGAGATATCTTGGGTAGCGATGCCCATGATGTGGTCGGGGATAAAGTCTACGGCGCGCAAATCTGCCTTTGCTACAAGCGGATGGTTACCCTGCACCCCGGCGAACATAACCACATCGCCATTAGAGATGGCCTCTGATGCCTTTACGTAATAGACAAACTCTTGGCCAACTTGGAGTGTTACATCGCTGTTGAGGGGTACATCTACGGTGCCATCATCAGAGTTCCACACCATCGGTGCGGGCATACCGCCAGACAAAGTTAGTGCGGCGAACTCGGGGCTATCTCCCTGCTCGTACTTAGCTGTGTTGAGCGAAGTAAAGTTACCGTCAACTTCGTTGTTAGTTAACGGTGACCCTTTTATAGATCGCAGAGTTACGTTAGCCATAGCTTACCCCGAGGTTATGTGCTGAGCACGCTTAGCTAATGTAGCTTAGGCAGCGCTCAGCGTAATTGTCCAAGTGATTGACATTACGTCGTCCGCCCCTTTATTTACCACAGGGAACGTAGTGCGGCACAACATGTCACCACCAGTAGAGTTGTTAAAGATACCAGCTTCTACTAGAGCGCCCGTACCTTCACCTGCCTCAAAAGAAGAAACATAGGTGATACTGTTATTAGTAACAGTTGTAGAGTCCAGTGGCTCACGCACACCAGCAATAGACAACAAGTCAGTGTGCCCCGCAACCGGCGTAGTAGCATTGGTGCCAACAGCCATGTGAGACATGACGTTTTTGGAAGTGTCTTTGAGGCGAACCAAAATAAGGTTTAGGCCTACATCGACAACTAAGTTGGTGATGTTACGCTCGTCTTTAACGTTGCCGCTCTTGTCTTTTAAAACAATGCTGACATCACCCCGCAATTTCGCATTTTCATGCAACATTTTATTTCTCCTAAAATGTCTCTAAGAAACCGACGTAATCTTCAAGAAAGTACGACAGATCACAGTAGTTTTGCCCCCGTACAACCCCAGACTCACTAACGACAGTGGTGTCAGAAACCGGCTTAACTATTGATTTTACTAGCAAAGTATCTAAAGCAAAAGCCAAATCCACCCTTTTCTTGGTGAACGCCATATTCTGGTCGTCTTCTATAGAAGCGTTACCGTCGAGGTCATCTGTTACAAAAAATGAATCTGATAGCTGTTTCGAGAACGAGCGTGAGAGGTCAGAGTCCGTTGCGCTGTACGCATCAGACAGTGGTTTGTCGACAACAAATGATAATGAGTCTGCAAAAGAAGAAGTGTCTGTTAAGAGCTTACTCAGATCCAACGCATAGTCATCTACAAAACCTGCCGAGTCAGCGAGGTTCTGCGTGATTATGAAGTCGCCTATAAGGATATCTGTAGGCGAAAGCTCAGTATAAGACGCTGTAAGAGACAGGTGCTCAGAAGTAACTGTAGCTGAGATATAGATCTTAGTCATGTACCATACCTATAGCCTCAATCGAAGTCGTCGCGCACCTTGAACTTCAGCAAATCATAAGTGGTATGGACTCCGCCGTCGTTGTAAGTTATTTCAAACTCGGCTTGATAGATCCCACTTTCAGTAAATTCGTTGTTGTTAAAAGTAAACAACACCTTGCCGTTTGTAGGCTCAGAAATGATACCAAGAATGTTCTTGTCAATTGTTGTGCTGCCAATCTCGCGTACAAACATACGGACCTGCGTAGCCGTAGACAAGTCAATAACCGCCCACGTAGTAGGGTCTGCTTCGTCGTAAGTTTTACCAGCAGCGGCGGTATTCGCGTCGCGCAACACAATAGACAAGTCAGGCATCGTGTCGCCAGTTACAAATTTTATTGTCTCTACGTATGCCATAGCTTAGTCCTAGACTTTGGGCGATACACCTGTTGTTCCCTGTATCTCTATGTTCAGGGCGTTAGCGAAAGCACCATAGTGCGCTTGGGCACGTTGGGCGTTACCCGCGTACTCACTGTCTTTGCTGTAGGCACGGTACAAGATGTAGTCTATTAAAACGTTTCCGTAGATATCTGGGATATCGATATTCCCCGTAACATCGGAGTACTCAGAACCAGCAGCTGGCTCAGTGACATCTGTTGGAAACGCCGAATAGGTGATATCTACTTGGCTAGTATTCGTCGCCGGTGGATAAACAAAAAACGTTTGTGGGTCTCTAGGATCATAGGTGAAATGCACGATCTCCAGTTGACCAGACAAACCGTACCAATCAGGAATCTGCGCATCTAGCACTTCACGCGCTACCATTCGGACTGCTCTACTTGTACCTGAAGCAGAGTTACGAATTACGTCGATTAACTTCGCTGCATCCGAAGGTAGGCTCTGTTTGGGTCCGGCTACACACGTCACTGTAGCGCTCTTAATAGTGGCGTCAGGGCGGTACAGTACAACCTCCCGTTGGCCGTCATTAAGATAACGTACAAGCTCTGGCACAGGCCAACGAACAGATGTCGTGTCCTGAAGAGTATCAACCACGCGGTGGACAATAGCTTGTGCTGATATAGTCATTTCTTACCTCACTAAAGGCCGAAGTCTAACGCGAGATCCGCCACGAACTTTGCCTTGATGCGATTCTATTCTGGCGGTATGCCGCTGTTCACGAGCTTTACTAGCCATTTCGACAGATAAAGCAGGATTAAAAAATATGGTTTGGGGTATGCTGGTTAGCTTCGCGATAGCTTCCATAACAATCGCGTCTCCCCAATAGTCGTAGAGATCAGTTTCGACCGTTGTAGCCGACCTAGTGGGAGCAAAAGCCGCTGAAACTTCAACAGCGTAACGAGCATCGGGTAGCACATTGAACCGCAAAGAAAGGGCTTCATCGACTCTACGCGTGTAAAACGCCGTAGGTTTGCCTTCCCGCGCTGGCAGCATGTAGGAGTCATCTTCAAAGACCCCGCTAAGCTCTTCGCCATCTAAGCGCACGGCGAGAATTTTAGATACTCTTAGCTGTCGACTAGGTGGATCAATGTCGTAGTCGTTAAGATCTACGGAAGTATAGAACGTGTCTAATGACTGCCGCATCACGTTAGTGCTATCGCAGAAGTGAATCGCGGCGTCTATGATCGCCTGAGACGCTGTGGGCTCTGGGCAGCCTTGCACATAAGGCAATACTCTAGAGTAAAACTTATCAACATTTACCATGACAGCGCCCAGACGGTCTTTTTGTCACTGAATTCTATCAGCTAGGCTTCTTTTTTGCGAGCTTTGGCTGCTGGCTTAGCTGCTGGCTTAGCTGCTGGCTTAGCTGCTGGCTTAGCTGCTTCTTTACGCATGTTAAGCTCATGCTCAAGCTTAGCACCTGCTTCTGTTGGTACCCATTCTTCGCCGTCGAGACGCGCTACTATCACGATCTTGTCTTCGTGACGGATGCGCACTTTGTTAGCAAGAATTTCACACTTGTGCTCTTTGATAAACGCCGTTACGTCCATAAGTAATCTCCAAATAAAAAGGG